AAATCATCGTACGTTTTTTGATTACTTGCGTCGTTTTCGAGATCGCTGTATTTTTCAATATCAAAATACGGAGGACAAGAAAAGAGAAGATCTTGACTTTCGGCTTCGATATGTTGCGCCACGTTTTGGCCGTCGTCACAAATGTACTCGACCGGGATATTCAAGTTTTCGAGCGCCTTTCGATTGATGTCGACTTGCTCTTTTCGTAGTTCGATACCCGTAAACGAATACCCACACTTACCAAAAACCAATCCCTTTTGTGTGTCGCCTGCAAAACAATCGAAGATTTTTGCCTTCTTGTGCGGAGTAAACCAACGACATATAACCTCAGACAAAACGGGGTCAAAAAGGGAGACCCCGGCAGCAGTTATCCCTTCTTCTGCTCGTTTTTTCTCTTCGTCGGAAACATACTTATCTAAGTACTCTTGAAAGGTGATACCAAGTTCTTTGCGATGCTTCTTAGATCGCATGTAGATTTCTTTGTATTTAAGTGTGTTTCTTGATAGGTGAAGATCATTTCGGCTCTCGCCCATATCCCCGATCAGTGCGCGCCAAACTTTCTTCCTCGCCTGCCAATACCCTTTGCGTGTATCGAGGATTGAAAACGGAGGGATGATAAATCGATCGTAGAGAGATCCGTTTTCCGCACCGCCGTCTTTTACACGTTCGGACGTTCCTAACTCTTCCTCTTCGTTCTCCCAAAGGCCATCCAACCCCCATTCGTCGAAATCAATATCCGACCAATCGTCCGAGAGTGCATCTGTGTCCCATTCGCCGAAACCGACGTTGTCCTTGATGATGAACTCGCGGCGTTCTTCGGAAGACAAAGACGCGGCAGTGGACACGGGAGCGACGGGAGAACGTAACCAAGTGCGCCAATAGTCCAGCAACTGCTCACGCTCAAACTCCGTTTTC